TGGGTTTCACCCGGACATAGCAATGGTCAAAATACGCATAATGTATCTGCTACCGTCTATATTCCAGATGGTAAGTGGGATGAGGTAGGTAAGTGGATGTGGTTGAATAGACACTTCTACAACGGACTATCTTGTTTCCCATATGATGAGAATGCATATCCACAGCCACCATTTGAGGCAACGGATAAGAAGACGTATGACAAGATGATGCAATCACTGAACAGTATTGACTTAACACAAGTCACTGATGATGATAATGATAATTTTAATGATAATCCGGCTTGTGCAGGTGGGGCATGTGAAATATAGTTACCAGATAGTAAAGAATTTGGATGACTTGAGTTTGATTAGTGAATATCTCTTGGATGAGATAGACACTATTGATAACATAATGCCTAGTGTGGTTACTCATTACTATAAGCCCGAATATAATTATAGAAATGTTAAGGAGGCAAAGAAAGCCTTCCGAGCATTTATGGGAGATACACTAAGAGAAGAAGCACCGCTAGACTTTTTTCTGCGTTATTTACGCAGATTTTACATAGTCTCAGGTCTAGCGGAAAGTGATAGTGAGGTTAATTCTAGATTAAGAAACCTATATGATATGGCTATGTATATTAAAATGAACAAAGAGGAATGAAAATGGAAATAACAATAAAAGAACTGGAAGAATATAGAACGAAACTAGAGGAAGAATTAGATGCTATCGTCTGTGAAAAAATAAGTAAATGGGAAAGAAGCGGATATACTGCACACGGTATAGTGTGGAACCTACGCAACTTTAACGTATTTACAGGAAAGAAGAAGGTAGATAGTAGGTCAATGGAGCAGAAAGTGAAAGACTCTCATAAGCCTATCATAGTCTATGGAGCAGATGCAACTATGGAGGATTCGGAATGAGATTCACTAGTTGTAAATGTGGTAGCACTGAATTTGAGATGACAAGAAACGGTAAGATGGAGTGTGTTAAGTGTGGTAACTGGTTTAGCCCATTCTCATCCCAAGAATACAAGGTGATGAAACCTAACGGTAAACATTACTTCTACGTTGTATTTACCCCTCATTTCATTGACAGGTTTGAGAGTAACTTCTCACACAAGAACATAACGATGGATGATTTGGTCAAAGATGCTCTAGCAATAGAGAAGGCCACTACCATGAAGAGAACACAAGGAACAAAGTGGAACAACAAGCACATCTATTGGAGATACTTCTTCAATCCAAAGAGGAAGAGATTGGAGATGGAGTTCCTTTCATTGACAGATACGAAGTATTTGACAACTAAGTATCACAAGAAGGTAGAGTTCGTGAAGGTGGTTTACTGATGGATATGAAACAGGTTCACGATAAAATGAACAAGGGTCTTCTGATTAAGTCTTACAGGAGATGGCTTTTGGATAACAAGGTATTCAACAAGAGTAGGAAATATGGTAAACTAAGGCAACCGATAGTAAATGGGCTAAGGTATTCTTGGAGTGAGTTCCCAAGGCTTCCAAAGGATGCTATATTGGTTCACATGATATCACAGGGATGTGACTTGGAATACATGAGGAAACTAGATGCAGAAGGATTCTACAATGAACAAAGAGAATGGCACGTCAATTTCGGTAAGAGTATATTTTTGGGAGAGGAAGAAGAATGACAACACTACCACAAAAAGAGAACATGGATTATGTTCAAGGCAAGTTAGATGGGATGGAATTGGCCTTGAATATAATCAACAGAAGAGATGTGAATAACCATTCTGTTAGATGGTTGGTTAAAGAGATGCAATCTCTTAGAGAGAAGATAAATGATATTGCTAAGGAGGAAGAGGAATGAATAGAGATAATTATTACATGAGAAGATATGGATGCACAAGGAATCAATATAGAAGGATAATGAACAAGACTAGGTATCAAGAGGGCTTTGATGGTTCTCTCGATGAATATGAAAAGAGAAAGAAACTCATTCTCAAAGGGACTGAGTGATATGTTCGATGATTATGGACACAAGTGCAGAATCAAATTGATTGTCAATACTGCCGATGACAGTAACAGACATCACTATACTGATGTTGATGTCTATTCAACATATGCGATAATGAGTGGTACTAGTGCTGATTGGGAAAACAGGTATGAATTGAACTGCCATGTTGCTAGAGGAACCAATAAGGGAGAACCTTTGATTGAGGGAATAAAGCAATCACTGACGAATTTCCTATGTTGGGGGGCTAGAAGCAGATGGAGACAAGCACCTAAAGATTTCAAGGTGGCCTTCGTATTACCCAATAACAACAATGCTACATTCATGGTAGAGAAGAATGACCCATACTACAAACTGATGAGTCAAAGAATCACCAAGAAGAATCTGATGACTGCATTGAGTCGTGCTTTGTATAGGTCTTGCTTTGAGGAAGATGCTCAAGTCTTGACAATATACCTATTCAGAATGATAATGCTACCGGAGAATGTCTCATACGTGCTTGAGAATAGAACACCGTTTTGGTTCTTTGACGTTGAGACTAGGGAGAAGGTTGAGGTTAGACTGAATACTAAGATGATTGATAATGACGTTGCTGTATTGGAGATATCTGATGGAGTATGGGGTCCAATAAGTGTAAAGGACTTGGATGTGTTTGTCAATTACTTCTATCATGGTCAAACAAGGGCAAGAAAATGGGCGTATATGTCACCCAAGAAACTATGGACGGAATTGATGGGAGAACCGCCAACATCTTCACAAGAACAACTTATGGTTGAATTCCTATGTCAAAACAGAACACAGGATATAGTTGAGGAGAGAGCCAAAGAACTGATGCATTCATTGACAGTCAGATACCCAGATAGAATAAGATTGGTTGAAATCAACGAAAATTACGTTGCTATGCTTGTTCGTGGAAAGAAAGCAGATTGGGTTATTGTTGACTCCAATTACAAGACCCAGATTCAGAAGGTGAAGACCTTTGTGTATATACACAAGGATTTCGTTCCAGAAGACGATACAGGCAGGAACAATTCTACACATGGCATGAATTTCATGGGTGGCAAATTAAGAGGCCCGATTTGCATAGATAACATCCACACCAATTCAAGCCTTGGCGACCAATACGCTGCTAGGGGTCTAGCATTGTTGAATGACAATATAACGATTAAACTAGTAAATACCATTGGTAGGTATCTACCTAATAACTTGAAGAATGTTGAGGATGCGGAATCTAGGTTCCCCATCCCCTTCGGTGATATAATGGGTGATGAGGAAGATTGGAAGGTGGTTAACGGTTGAATTGCATGAATTGTGACTCAACATCAACTTATGTTGACGATAGATTAGGTGAAACTGTATGTTCTGATTGTGGCCTTGTCCTTGTTTCTAATATATTTGAGGACAGGGTATCACAATCACTACCATTGAATGAAGATGGCACTGAGGCTTTGAGGATTGGTGACAAAGGAAGATTGGGTTCTGTATTCAACAGCACTGGTTTCAGTGGTAGTTATATCAAGAGGCTAAGTAGGACTCAATTGAAGTTCAAGGGTAGGCAACAACAATCCCTAAACAGGGGTTTCATTGAGTTGAATATGGTTCTATCACCATATCTACCGAATAACTCACTGAAGGAGAGAGCGCATCACTATTACAAGAGGCTGTTCTTCAGCAGGGAAATGCAGGGATATAACATAGACATTAGAGCAGCAGCAATAGCACTGATAGTTCTACGTGAAAATGGAATACCTGTGACTGTATTTGAGGTAGCGCAGAATAACAGTTTACCTAATTCAAAGGTATCTAAGTGTGCTAGAAAGTTAGCGAGAGCATTGAACAAGCCATACATATTACATTCAATGCCGATAAAGTCTTGGAGCGATAGGGTCACACATGACCTAATAATATCGAAGTATGGCAATGAGGAACTAAAGAGGAATTTTAAGAAGGACTCAGCAGAAGTGATAGAATACGTCCACAACTATGTGACTAGTAGAGATATAACATTCACTAAGAGTTACATGGCTTCTGCGTTATGGATTACAGTATGTCTAAGGGCATTTGGAACACAGCCAGAATTTACTCAACATGAGATAGGCAATGCCACCAATTGTACTCCTGTATCATTGAGGAATAGGAACAAAGAGACATTCAGTATGTTCAATGTGGACAAGAAAGCCTTGGCTAAAATGACAGTCAAGCAGTTTATTGCAGGTGTAAGATATGAATAAGAAAAGAAAGATATTGATAATAGGAGTAGGTGGAATAGGGAGTTATTTGACTCCACTATTGCATAAGACAGGGTTGTATGACATACACATATCAGACCCAGATAGCGTTGAAGAGAAGAATCTGTTTTATCAGAACTTCAATACTACGCACTTAGATAAACCCAAAGTTAGTTGTATTGTGGAGAATGACGTGATAGGTAGTAGGAAGCCTTTCCCTATCCTTACGAAACAGCAATTGAATGGTTTTGATTTGGTTGTGTGTTGTGCAGATAATCTAGATGTTAGGCGTTTGCTTTACAGACAGGGGTTTCAAGAAGACTGCAAAACAAAGTGGTTGGACTTGAGAGCGCAAGGTAGGAATGGTGCATTAATCAGTTATTTGACTGACCCAAAACTATGCGATACATTCCTAGCAGGGCCAGACGGTTCATTCAGTTGTCAAGGTGAATCGTTTGGAAAGTCAATGAAGACTGAGAATTTGCATTTTACCCATGTGGCAATCGCTGGCATGGCAGCACAATGGATGCAAAGATGGTTCAATGGGGAGAACGTATTTGACAAAAGAATAGTAAATATATGAAAGGAAGTGAATAAATGAGTTGGACGAAAGAACAAGAAGAAATGCTAATGATGTTAGTTAAAGAAGGAAGAGATGTCAATTCGACATCTGAGGAAATGATAGCGAATGGCTATGAGAACAGAACACCACGTTCTGTAAGGGCAAAATACAGGGCTATGACAGGAGAATCTTGGCCTACTAGCAAGCCTGTTGAGGAACATACAGTAATTGAAGTAGAAAAACCAGAAGAAGATGTAGTTATACTTGAAGAAGTAAAGATGCATTTAGAAACAAAGGAACCTAAAAGCAACAACATTAAATACGCTGTTATTGGATTCTTATCGCTGGTAATAGGTGTTATAGTATATTGGTGGGTTTATTAATGTATGAAGACTTAGAAGTTAAAAAACATGATTGGAGAAAACAGATTGAAGCAGGATTCAAATGGAATAGAGAAGTTTTGTATTATGCTATATGGGAAATGTCTCTAACTGCTTTTGATAAACCTAGAGAGGTTCAAGTGCTAATAGATGCAAATGATAATCTTTTCATCTCAGTCGGTTCTCCCGGTTATGTTTCCTTTGATGGACAAGATGAGCAATTATACGGTAAAGACAAACCCAAGATGAAGTTTCCGTTGAAAGAATGGATTCATACCCATCCTTTTGGCAAAGCATACTTTAGTAGCACAGATTTGAGGACGATATCTTTGTATCGAAATCACATGGATGAGGCAACTGTTTTAGGTAGTAACGAGAGAATGGCTTTGAAGTTCGGCGTTGGTCCCTTCGGTCAAGACTATCAAGAATATGTCCAGCACTACTTTGTGGGAGAGGAAGAAGAATGAAGAAAATAATGAGTTTGATGATTGTATGTGCTTTGTTTGCTGGTTGTGCTGAAGCAATTCCAGACCCGGAGGATGTATATGGTGGAGATGATGGAATACAGAAGGAATGGCAGAAGATGAATGGTGAATTCACTCTAATGCTAGAAAATAACACAACCTTGGTCTACGCAGAAGAAATGTGGTTAGATACCAATACCACACACGGTTTGATTGACTTACTCAGTTTCAACTACACTGCGAAGCATTTGAGTTATGTTGTTGATAACAACACAGTGACCTTCACCAACAAAACATACAGGATGACCGGACTTCTACAACAGGATGGTTATCTATGGTCTAATGGTCTAGCACCAGAATTGGGTAATGCCACGATGCATTTCGCTGCATTCCCATTTGATGTTACCATAGAGTATGAGATAATATACAGGGTTTGGGATGGCAGGGAATGAGTGCTATAACAGTCAAATTCCCTGCACCCTTACCTGCTGAGATACCATGTCCCATTTGTAGATATGAGGATGGAAAGAAAGGTAGGGGTTGTATTGCCTGTAAGTTTGAGGGCAAGATAAATCTCACAGTGGATGCTAAGATACCAATACAAAGAGCGCATATAATACAATATGTGGCTAACAATCTAAGCGCAGTATCTTCAGAACTGACTAGGTTATATGGATTGGTGCCGAAGGTAAATACTGTTGAGGTGATAGAAACTGAGATGGGTAGTTTTGAGATTGTTCAGATTAGTAGTCTAGGTGGTTCAGTATGGGTAGCAAACAGATTAGATGAGTTTGCTGCACCTAGATACATGTTCAGTCATCAAGACTTGGAGTTATTCAAAGGAGGCATCCAAAATGAATGATGAGAAGATAATAGCAAGAATCCCAAGAAACGCCAATCAAGAATTGGTTGTTAGGACGGCAAACACTTGGAACATTGATATCGTTGATATGCGATGGTATAGTGGTGGAAATCCTACTAGAAAGGGATTGAGAGTAAATGTAGAAGAATGTAAGACGCTAATTAAAGCATTAAGAAAAGCAATAGGTGATGAGAATGGAAACAGTAAATTCGATGAAGAAAAGAGTAAAGAGCAAACTGAATGAAGGGACACACGTATCTCCCGAAGTTTATGCTACACTAGCAAGATTATCTGAGGTTTATACAGAAAGGCTAGTTAGAGCAGCAATCCTCGTCTTTAGGGATGATGATTCTGCTAGTAGGTTCAACAAGAACCATGTGTATGAGGCAAATTATATGCTTCACGTTGGCACTGAGCCGGGAGTTGAACGTCAATGACATTGGCATCATTCTCTAGTATGTGCCAAGCATTAGAGAATAAAACACCCACAGCAACAGTAGACATCATTGTAAGTTCAATGCCTTCCTTTGATAGCATTGGAAGACTGATGTATGTTCTTTCTATGGAGTATGAGATAAACAACATAGGTAACAGGAGAGCAATAACTTGGATTGCAGAAGCACTTGGGTTGTTTGAGGAAGAAGTAGAATCAGCAGTCCATACATGGGGAGATATTGGTGAAGCAGTCTACGAGATAGATGAGGGTAATGAGAAGGATTCTGATATATCCATGAGTGCCTTTGTTGCATTATTGGAGAATGATTGCTCATCAATGACTAGTAACTCCTTCACAATATTCAAGGAGAATCTTAACAAGATGAGTGCGAGGGAAAAGAAATGGTTCCTTCGCTATTGGTTGAGAACACCCAGAAACGGTATTAACAACAAGATACCTTTGAAGGCGATTGCCAAATACTATGGCAAGGCAATAAAGGATGTTGAGAAGTATTCTAGGTTCAATAAAACACATGAGATATGCGTATCTCTATCAAACGATGTTGAGCCAGAATGCAAGTTAGTGCATGGTCAATTCGTTAAGCCTATGTTAGCAAAGGCAAAGAAGGAAACGGATATCATACAGAATCCAATAATAGATATCAAGTATGATGGTAATAGATACCAGATACATCATTCATTCGTATCTGGTCTAAACCAGACTTCTACGATAATATTCAATCGTAAGGGAAATGTAGTCACCAATCAATTTCCTGACATCGTTGACATAGTATCTAACATGGGTCATTATGACATTATCATGGATTGTGAGATTTATCCAGTTGACATGCAGGGAAACCCTGCTGAACACAAGATGCTCGCAAAGAGAGTCCATAAGAAGAACAAGGAAGAGGCAGTTCAACAATGCCCTGTCAAATTAGCAGTTTTTGATTTGCTTTACCTAGATGGAATTGTATTGATGGAAGATTCCCAAAGAGATAGGATGAATGCGTTGAAGGAAGCAATAGACCCAGAATACCAGACGTATGTATTTCCAGATAACATAACTATGGAAAGCGCATATAGAACTGCCATAGACTTGGGTTTCGAGGGAATAATGGTGAAAGACCCGAACTTGCCATATCATTCTGGGAAGAGAAGCAAGGGTTGGTTGAAACACAAGCCACCTAGATTCAACTATGACGTTGTTATAACGTCTGCATCATATGGTGAAGGCAAGAGAAGTCATGTCTTTGGGACATATGGCATATCCGTAAAGGATGGCTCAGATTACGTCCCTGTGGGTAAAGTAGGGACAGGATTCAGTGAGCATGATTTAGAGTGGTTGACAACTGAACTGAGAAAGAATGTCGAATCGTATTCCGATGATAGGATGCATTTCCTACCACGTATCGTGCTTGAGGTAACGTGTGACTTAGTTACCACAGACTCCAATAATAACATTGGTCTACGTTTTCCACGTTGTATTAGGATTAGAAAAGATAAGTATGCTTCTGAAGTTGATACGCTAGATACCTTAAAGGAGGTAATGTAATTGATTAAAGAAGGTTCAATGACCCTTATAGACGCTATACCTTATAATTGTGTAAAAATTGAAGGTAATATGGCGTATTTGAAGAGAGCAGGTGATGAAACTAGGGGGAGATTCAAGAAAATGGAGGCGAAAATGGTTCCATATGTGGATGATAACGGCACATTAGTAGTTCCAAAGCCACCTCCCGTCAATAGAAAGCGTTTGTCTAGGTTTCATTTTGTGAAGGTAATCAAGGAAGCAACTGAATTACCACTGTCTCATGATTTGGCATATTATGTTGCAGACCACCTTGAGGGATTGGTATACTCATTGGCTTCTAGAGCAGAAGAGAATGCCATACAGAATGGGGATAGTAGAATAACTGCGGCCCACTGGTATCACCTACAACTAGCCCCTCAACAGGGTTATGGTAAATGGGATGAGAATCGTGAGTTTGCCAAGGAATACAAGAAATATCTATTGGAAGAGAAAACAAAGATGGAGGATGTAGAAGATGTATGATGTTGATGTTAGTGATGTAGTAGCCCAATATGGTGGGTGTGATTTGATTAGGTATATGTTTTACTCTAAACCCGGAAATAGAGACATGCTTATTCTAAAGTCCGGCATAGAAGATGTGTATAAGCATCCTTATTTTGTCAAGGTTGAAGAGATAACCGAGGAACAGGCTAGAGCATATGATGTTAAACGTGGTTGGTTGATTACTTTCATATTCACTTATGATATCAAAGAAACTAAGATGGCTGAGTGGATATCAATGGGCTTGGATGAGTTACGAGTGAAGCATGAATTAGTGGAAGTAAGGGAGATAGTTAGTGATGTATAACGACGACCAACTAATAGGAATTCTAATTTCTATCGCAAAGCCAGAGATACATGTATCTAGGGCAGATAACACCAACATAGGTTATCGTGTTAGAGTTAGAGTTAACATAAGAGGGTCGGAAGCATTCTTGCTTGGTATTCATAGAACACTACACCAAAAGGGAATAGAATCAAAATATAAATCAGAAGAACATAGAAGTAGACCAAGACCAATCCTTACCGTAGGAGGGGTGTTGAATATATGGAAACTTACTCAACTTGTGCCAGAAACATTGCCAGATGCGAAGGACTGTTGGGGTGAATTAAGACAGGTAATAAAAATAATAGATAGTGGAGAACATCATACTCTAGAAGGACTAGATAAGATTCTTAGATTAAAGGGAGAGATATGATGGAATATCCCGATGAGGAAGATATTGCGATATTAGAGACTGAGACATATCGAACACTTAGAGATGGATGTAAGGATTGTGGCTACCGCCATGTTGTATTTCAGACATGCATAAGTGTTGAGGAAGAAACTAAGGTTTTCTTCTTGAAGATAGAATGTCCTAAGTGCAATGTTGAATATACAGATATAATGCATATGAAGGAGATATCATGATAATAGGAATGGAAACTAAAAGACCAATAATAATTGTAGGAAAAGAAGGAACGGAGAAGAAAGAACAAGCAATAGCCTTTTTCGATGACCCAATTGTAAAGTATGCCAACGAGTATGACATTGTTGATAATTACAGTATTCCTATTGATAGGGGTATAGTCATACTAGAGGCCAACTTCAAACCACAAACGGATTTGATTGTTGATACTTTGTTGAAATATCGAGGTGATGTTGTTCTTACATCGGCAAACCAAAAAGACGTGCCTAAGAAGATATTTTCTTTGTGTAAATTAAAGAGAGCAGGTAAATCTAAATTACAAGCAAAGTTAAAGTTAATGGCTCCTAATTCAGATGAACCAGAAGATTACTTCAAGAACGTGTTTGAGATTACTCATGATTTCTTGAAGAACAAAGACCGTGATGATGTTGCGTTGAAACTTAAATTGAACAAACCACCGGATGTTCAATTGTTATCTTGGTTGACAGCCAACATACATCCCAATAAATTAGCCTACATTGATGCTAAGGTAAAGAGAAGATGGTCACAGGACTACTTCTACGAGTTATTGGCATACTCTCACAATGGAACACTTGCCCGTAGTGCAATCATTCCATCAAAGAGAGCATATGATAGGGATGCTCAGATATGTAGAAAGGTTGGGCTGAAAAGCCATGAGAAGTATATCTTAGAGCAATTGAAGCAAGACCCTGTATTCGTGAAATACATGAAGACTAAACTGAACAACGTTCAGAAACGCAGGGCCAAGATACCAGATAGAGTATCTAAAAGAAAGAAGAAAGATAAACAGTTAGGATTAGATAATTGGATGTGAATTGAAATGTTATGGACAGAAAAATATAGACCGGAAACACTAGAGGAAATCTTAGGACAAGATAAATTCGTTAGTGATGCTAGAAATTGGAAAGATGGAATGCCTAATCTCCTTCTCTTTGGAGAAGCAGGTATAGGTAAAACTGCGGCAGCAGGTGTAATAGCAAACTTTGTGCTAGGTGAGGATAAGGAGTCGAACTTCTTTGAAATAAATGCCTCGGATGATAGGAGGCTTGAAGTGGTTAGAACCACAATCAAAGAGATTTCATCTGCTATGAAGATAGGAGATGTGCCTCATAAGATAATATTGCTTGATGAGATGGACGGTATGACTCCCGATGCTCAGAATGCATTGAAGAGACTAATGGAGCGTTATAGTTCCAATGTTCGTTTCATCATTACATGCAACCATAGGCACAAGATAATTTATCCATTGCAGTCAAGATGTGCAAACTATGGATTTACCAGACTATCCGACCAACAGATAGCGGTTGCGTTGAATAGAATACTGTCGGCTGAAGGCATATCCAGCGCAGATTTTCCTCAGTTGGAAGAGTTTATAGGGACACTAAATGGTGACTTAAGACGAGGGATTACTGAATTACAGGCGTCTGTTTCAAGTGATACCCCGTTAACAATGCAAATAGAAAGAATGCAACAACCTTACAATGATTTGTTAGAACACATTCTTAATGACCAATATGAATTAGCCCTCAAGAAAATGCATGATATGATACATATGTCGTTAGACATGAAAACTATTTGTGTAGGTATGCATGATGTTATCGTTAAAAAGAATCTACCAACTGCTAAGAAATTCAAATATCTTAGAGTAATAGGAGAAAGTGAATGGAGAAGTGGTAGTATGACTCCTAAAGTATTAGCAGCATGGATGATAGGGCAGTTGATTTGAATGGAGTTCGATGACTATCAAATGCAAGCAAAGAGATTTGCGATATACCCTGTTGATATGAATATCATCTATCCCGCTTTAGGTCTATGTGGTGAAAGTGGTGAAGTCGCTGAAAAGATAAAGAAAATCATTCGTGATGACGGCTTCATAAAAACTATGATGACAAAGCAACCTAGATTGTATGCCTATCCACATAAGATAGAAAGGGAGATAGGAGATGTCCTATGGTATCTATCTAATCTTGCGAGTGATTTAGGCTTGAGTCTAAGCCTAATAGCAGAAAACAACATAAAAAAATTAGAAGATAGAAAGGAAAGAAATGTAATAAAAGGAGAAGGTGATGATAGATGAAGATAAGAATACCGAAAGAAATGTATGATAAGATAAGTGATTATGCTTTAGAGAATGATATAACATTCGATGAGGCTTTATTGCGTTGTTTCAGAATGGATGAACCACAGAGAAATTGGACACCAATGCAACAACAACAGATGGAGAGTGACGATGTATGAGTACCATAATGTCACTAGAGAATAGTAGACAGACAACTTTAGATGAGTTCGGATTTGTTTTTGAGTGATAAAATGAAGTGGTCTGAATACTTTGAAAGAAAGAAAAAATACAAAATGAAAAGAAAATATTGGAGATGAAAAAAATGGAAGAAAAAGTAAATATGGAAATAGCCAAGGCTGCTGAAGTCTTGGGAATGCAGGTTTCTGAAACAGAAACAAAATATATGGAGATATGTGAGGCAAACAATCTTCAACCAGAAGAAGATTGGGCCTTGGCCCTATCTTTGTTTAGACAATGGTTCAGTGGAACCTTTGCCTATAAAGACGCACCAAAGCAACAATCTAGTGGTAATTCACTAGTGAAGAAAGCATCTGGGTATTTCATATCCCTAGATGCCCCTAGAGACATGGCTAAAATGCAAAACGAGAGAATTAAGAATGAGTATCTTAGAGATGCTGATACTACATTCTCTCTAGGTAAAGTAGCAGTTGTTCTAGAGAGCAACGGTGGCTATGAAATCAGTAGGATGCACAAGGGGGATGAGCAGACTAAGATTGTGGTTGAGTTACCTTCTAACTCTCATGAGATAGAGGTAGGTAAATGGATTGTGCCGTTAGATAGCATACAGCAGTATTCTAGCGGCCCTAATGCCAATTATGGTAGGCCACTACCTTCTGAGCAATTTAGGCTCGCAGGAGTCTTTATTGGGAGTGTTGACGGCAATGAGGGTCTTTACTACTTCTCCTACAAAGGAGATGGTTGTAAGACATTCAATCCACAGACCTTCCACTTTGTTCACTTTGACTGTATTCCAGACAGCAATAATGCTGACAGGATTTATGGTTTCAAGATGGGAACAATGGAGAGTCTAGTGTATAACGCTGATTTGTCTGATGATGACCCATTGAGGACAGAAAACCCAAGTGTGACTGACATACAGAATCACATGATGGAGACTGCTGGTGGTCACTATTGCAGTCTATCTGACATTGCTAGACATCATGCTGAATCTGAAGGAAAGCCATATGCACAAAGATTTGTAATTACAGATGGTTCTGTATCTAGTGTCAACATGACACCAAACAGCATAGGAACTAGAAGGATAACCGTAAGCGATTTGAATTCTGATTTCGACTATGATGGTGGTTCATGGGCGGGAACAACCTGTTGGATTCCTGCCAACATTGACATTGACTTTGGTATTGGTTCATCATTGGTTCTTGTTGGTAGAACATCACAAGGAAGAAACCAAGATGGTGGACCCGGTGATATTACGATAAACGTTAGTGGTGTTTTATGCACTGAGAACCGTGGAGTCGTAGCAGAACCATACGAGTCAACAGAAGAAGACATTGATTGGTTCTGATACCAGTCTCTTCCTATCGGTAGTAGTGTCCGACAAAGGGGTGCAAAGCCCCTAAAAAGGTGATAAAATGAATAGTATGTTTAAAATTGAAAACGGAATAATACATGGTGGTAGTTATGCTACTATGTTAAGGACAGTCGAGTTCATTACATGGAGAATGAATGCAGACACAGGCGAGTATTGGATGAAGTTCCACTTGCCATCAAATAAAGAAATAAGAATAAAGGTCAATCTAGAAGACCTACGCACAATAATTAACGAATGGGCGGAATATGAATTGAAATTAGAATTAGGTGATGCAAATGAGTTGGACTACTGAAAACAAAGGAAACGCAGTGAGTAATGAAAAGATATCGAAGGCAGAAGATGTTGACTTCGGTAAAGAGCAAGAGGCATGGAACAAGGCATATGCTCAGAAGTTCTTGAAGAAGAAGGAAGATAATAGAGCAAGATTGGTATTGGGTATATGGGGTAAGCCAAAGACAGGTAAGACAGGTCTATCTCTAGATTTTCCTAATAGGCAGATATACGTCCTTGATTGGGATAGAGGTGTTGAATCCACATGGAGAGAACACCACGATTCTACTGATAGGATTCAAATCCATTGTCCTATCAACAGGGATAAGAGGAACATAATAGACATCAACAAGTCTGAGAAGGAGTCTTTGATGTTCATCAACATGGTTAGACAAAGAATACTAGAGGGAGAGAAGCCTGTCTTTGTATTCGATGGCGTTGATACTTACTTCAATTCCTGTCTACTGAAGGTTAACAATGACCCAACAAAGGTCACTAAAGTAATGCCTTGGCAATATGGTGAAAGAAACAAGACCTTCAATTTCATGATGGAAGCAGTGTATTCCTTGGATTGCGATGTGATATACATCACGCATGAGAAGGAACAATACATTGACAATACTGTTGTTGGCTTTATCCCCGCTTGGCAAGATTGGGGCGGTAAACTAGAACAGGAAATACGATGTTATAGTAGAGAGGACAAAGGCGAATTGAAGTATTTTGCTAAACTAATTGGTAGTAGAACCAAAGGAAACCTAGTTGGAACTACGTGGACGACGAGGGATGGTAAGCCACCTAACGTAGTTTGGCATGGTATTACTGAACTACGAGATGGTGCAATATGAATGTTAAATTTACAGTGAATAGAAAAGAGTTTGATTCTGCGTTGAATGCAGTTACTTTGAAGGGCAAGTATAAGAATGCTCATACTTCAAAGTTAGCAGCCATAAGCAATGATGTAGCCGGAGTGATAAGCAATGATGGCACAACATTGACCTTGGCTAATGCCAGCGATACTATGGCAGCAATGTGCAATGTTGGTATTACTGACATAGTGACAAAGAGTGAGCAGTCTATGTTCATTTTTGAGGTTGAGAGGATATTGAAGTATCTGAAGACCTTCAAGGACGATGATATGTATATTACTATTACAGCGTCAAACGTTATCTTGAAAACTTCGTCACAAAGAGCGCAGATACCATTGCTCGTAGAGCATTCTGGTATGGCTGCTATTAGTAGAATATTTGGCATGAGAGTGGATGTAGAAGGAGATGAGTTTCCTACGTTTGGTAGGACTACCTTTGAGACAAAAGTAACAGTGCAAGGAGATGCTTTAGCCAATGCTATCAAGAACTGTGGTATTGTAGGAACTGCTACTTACAGGATTAACTTTGAGGATGGTGAGTTAACTGCCTCTTCTGTGAACTTCCATCAGACTGAGAAGTATAAAGTGAACATACCAATCATTCTAGGAGAAGGAGAAAACTCCACACTTGAGGTATCTGCACCACTAGACAAGTTCTGTTCCGGTACTATGTATCTGTATATGAAAGACGATGCACCCATACTATTGTGTGGTGTAGATAGAAAATTAATAGTAGCACCCTATATTAGAGGATGATTCAATGATAATTAGTGCAATAGACAATGCGAATATGTTTGTTCTTAGATGGAGAGATGAGAACAACAATAGATTAGAGTCGAATGTAAGTTATGCGGATTTCAATCCGTATTTCTACATTCTGGCAAATGAGAATGAAAGGCAAGGAGTCAACATTACAGAATACGTCAATGGTAGGAAGGATTCGTTTAGAATCAATCTAAGTTATACTGTTGATGGTTCTGTATCTCTTGATGGTAGGGCTTTGAAGAAAGTTACTTGGAGTCCACCAAAACCAAACTACGTTAGGGAACTGCGTAAGCAATGGA